GCTTTCAGAACGAACCGCACCAGTAAAAGTTGTAGTACCCATTGTAGTCTCCTGTCTGGGTTAGTCCAATTGTTCCACATGGAACATTCGGTCAGGATAAAAGAGGTGGCCCCTAGAGGCCACCCCCAAAAAGGCTCTAGCTAGAGCCAGGCGATCCGTAAATGCCCAAGGGGTCAGATACGCCGAACGAGTATCGCTCACGCGCTTTATAGCGCACGTTACCAGTGTCGAAGTCGCCATCCATAGACGTTTCAAGCGGAGTACGCTCGAACATCTTCATGCCATTCGGCACATCGGTGATCAAGAAGAAAGCGTTGCTGTCAGTCAGGTAATGATTGACGGCGTAACCTTCTGGGATCGCACCCATGTTACGGATGGCATTGATGTCGTTGTCAGCAGTGCCAACACGCTGAGTGGTTTCGAGCAGACGATCTGCTGTAAACATCAAAGCGGGTGGTACGATCAAACGACGAGGACGTGCTGCAATCAGTAGACCTCGCTCATCAGTGAAAGCAGCGATCTCAATGATTGCATTTTCCAAAGATGTTTCGTTCAAGTCAGCGCCAGTAGATGGACGGTTGGCATTGGTGCCACCATTCACTAATGGATGCGAAGCGTTGAACAGGGTAACACCGTCTCCAGACTGGAAGCTGGTGAAGCCATTGTTCAGCGAGTTAGCTGCTTTGACTTGCTTCGTGTATGCCATAGCGCGAGAAAGCGCCTTGGTGTAACGAGCCGAAAGAGAATCGTACAAATTGTCTTCCATCGCTTCCTCGGTGATCGCAAAGCCCATCGAAATGGTTTCGTGATTGTACCGAGCGGTGAAAGACTCTTGCGCTGAGTCATAGCTCGTTGCTGCACCTTCTGCCTTAACAGGAGCCGCTGCAAAGCCTGACAGCTTTACCTCTTCCTCGAATGAACGATCAGAGCTTTCTGTCTCATAAATGAGAGTGTGCTCGTCTTCGTATTTTTCGTACTCCAAACCAAACAGGGCGTTAAGCCCAGGCAGGAGTTCTTTAAGCATTTGCGCTCTTGAAATTGCCATTGCCTAATTCTCCTTATACGCCGAGCTTGGTTTCGTAAGCGTGGCTCAAGGGCAGATAGGTAACGATGCAATCTGTGAATGCATCACCTACGGTGCTTGATGGGCCATCTACGAAATCAACGACACGCAGTGGTAGTGTATTAGTCGTAGCGATAGAGCCGCCGTCTAGGGCGTTCTTGCTTCGACCGATTGAGGTTGATCCAGCAGTGTTAACCGCTGAGATGTTGTTTCCAAGGCCGGTTTGAGCAATAGCCTCATCACCCTGCATACGGAACAACAACTTAGGATCGTCAACAACGTAAGCAACGATATCGTCAGCAGCCGTAGATGCTGGGAATTGTTGGTTAAACGTCTTTTGGTTTGTTGATGGGTCTGTGTAAGCGCAGCCTACAAAGATACCAACAGTGCCAGCAGCAACAGAAGTTGTTACAGCGGCTTTTTCAACGGTGCCAGCAGCAACCAGCTTTACGAAATCACCATAAAAAATAGCGGTAGCGTAAGCATTAGCGATCTTAATGTGACGAACTTTTCCCGTGAACGAGCCGCTCGCACTTAAAGTATCAACTGGTTCGGCACCCATAGGGGTAGCAACAGTAGCCATAATGGCCTCCTAGTTAATAATAACTAACCCCTGCTAAGAGTTAGTTTCTTCCAAAAGTAGTCCTAGTGCTACGCTCTGGATTAAGCATAGGCATTCTAGGGTCACTTTCTCTAAGGTAGTTATTATCAACCGATGACATCTGGTTTTCTGCTATGTCTTGGAAATGCCGCGCTCGAGCTTCCATCGTTTCCGTTGGAGCCTTACAAAGCAACAAACCGCCAACCTCAATGTTACCCTCGAACTTGGAGCCAATATCTGACTGCAACATCAGTTCAGGATGATCTTCAGCCCTCACAGGCTGCCATCCCTCTCTGAACATCTTAGAAACGTGAGTGTTGTCGGATTGACCAAGAAGCGATGTCTTAACCCATCTGAACACATAACCATCTTGTGGCTCTGGGTCAGGCAGGATAGAAGCAGGCTTCCATGTGTCAGTCGGTCTTTCATCTACTTTTCGAGAAGTGGATTTTCTTGGTGTGCGCTCTTCAGACATTACGAGGTCTCCTTAGCGAGTTCCCTCGCGTACTGTTCAGGGGTTAAACCCAACCTCTTAGCGAGAGATAGCTGGGTGGACGTTAGCCGTATTTTGCGCGGTTTAGCACCGTTGCTCCTTGCGGAGGGTGCCACCACCGTCGAGGGTTGATTAGCAGTCACGGATGCGTCACGCCCATATGTGTCGCCATTATCCTGCCAATCATAGTCTGGGAAAGCTTGTCTCAGACGTGAATCAATCTGTCGAAAATACTCTTGGCTGTTAGGCTGAATGCCTCGCTTTATCAAAGCGGCATGTGTGCCATAAGCAAGGCTTGTCATTTCTTCAAAGCCATCTTTCATAAACCAATTGTTTTTCTGCGCCCAACTAGCAGCTTCAGGATCTACCTGGGGCGGCTGTTGTTGAGCAACATTCTGTACAGCCTGCTCAGCAACTTGCTGCTGATACGCCTGTTGTTCGTACTCGTTTCTTTGAGCTTGTTGAGATGCGACGTTTGTTTCGTATCTCTCAGCCTCATGTAGCTCTGCTTGCGCTCTTGTGAGGGTTTCTTGTGCAGATACTAGGTTATCAGTATCGCCCTCCTCATACGCCTTCTTGTAGCTATCACGGGCTTGTTGCAAAGAGAGTTCTGCGCGTTGCTTTATCTGAGCGACTAACGCTCCCTCACCCCGATTGATTAGAGACTCCATCTCTTTGTTCTTCGAGGCAAGCTGTTGAGCAACCCGCACAGCTTCTTCACGCATTTTTTCAGCGGCTTCTCGTTGTCGCCGCTCTTCGTGCTGCTCGTATCGAAGCTTGTTTATTCGCTTCTGAACCTTTTCGCTATAACCCTCTAGCTCATCGTCATCATCATCACTGGAATCAGATGCTTCGGTTCTAGGCGGGCGTCGATCTTCTTCGTTACGATCATCAACAATCTCAAGCTCAATATCGGTGTCAGGTTCAGATTGTTTTTTGCCAATCTGGGTGCGAACACCAAAGAACTTTTCTTCTGCGGAAGTTGTTTCAGGAGCTTCCGAATCCATTTGTGCTTCACTCATACCTTAATAATCCCCCTTGGATCTTCAACAGTAGCCTCAACTGAATCATCATTGATCAATCGAAACTCCTTACCATGCACCTTAAATCGGGTGCCTGAATAAGAACGCATCAGAATCCAATCACCCTCTTTACACAAAGGGCCAGACGGGAATCGCTTAGGGTCATTATAAGCATCTGCTCCGAGCTTCAGAACCATGCCGACAATAGACCCTACCTCTTCATCTTGCAGAGTTTGAGCAGCCTTTAGGATGCCTCCCTCAGTCATTTCATCAGGCTCAGGTAGAGCGATTAACAGCTTATAACCTTTCGGTTGCGGCAACTGTTGCGCCGAGCGAGGCTCGTTGTCCTCGGTTTTGGGTTCAGAAGGAATCGATACCGATCCTACCTCACCTTCTGCTAATGCTTCAGACATTAGATTTCACCTTCTGCACTGGAAAAAAGCGTCCAGAGTCGCTTGCACCGCTACATGCGGCGTTATTCAGACTCGAATCTTGACTTCAAGTCTAAAATTTCTCGTTCAGCCAAAGCCAAACCTTCGATGATTCCGCAAATCTTTGCGTACTCATTGTAATCTTTACACCCGCCGCCACTAACATGGTCGGCGTATTCGTTCATCTGCACCCGCAAATGATCTCTCATGTAGTCAAATACGTTCTGCGAAGCATTACTCATCAAACACTTCTTTCGCTATCTGTATACCGGCTTTCAAACCCTCTACCTGATCTTTAGATTCCTTCTCAGCAATCTTTACACCAAGCCTTGCCTGCTCAATCTCTGCTTGTTGATCTAGCCGTTGCTGATCAAGGTCTGCTTTCGCCATAGCCTTTTGGGCATCAAGCTGCAATCTGCCCATTTCGGACTGCGCCCTAGTCTGTGCTTCCATCTCTTTGATTTGCAACTCTTTTTGCTGCATCTGTACGATAGGATCTTGTGATTGCTGTTGCGCTTTCTGCTGTTGAGCTTGCTGTTGGTTAGAACCCTTCAACTGTTCAGCAGCTTGACCCGCCAACCTAGAGATTCTGAACTCAATATCCTCAGGCAGCGGCTCTCCAGGAGGAGGAAGCTCGAACCCAAGCTGCTTTTCTATTTCCATTCTGTACTGGAACGCTAAATGTTCCTGAACATGCGCCGCAAGCTCTGCCATTGCCTTCTTTGCGTTAGGACTCTTGGACATGATCTCCATAACCTTGGGATCTTCCGCCATCGCCTTGTGCGCTTGGATGTGTGCCTCATGATCTTGATAAGCAAACGCCTTAACAGGCTTACCATTGATAATATTCATGTTTTCAGTGATCGGATCGGTCGGTTGCTGGTCATCATCGGTCGGAACAATCTTATCTGCGTCCCGAATGTTCAAAATTTCCAGCATTTGCCGGTGTAATAGCGGCATGTCGTACATTTCCGGCGCTTGTTGCGCCAACTGCAACGCTGCTTGGTACTGCATGATGCGTTGAGCCATCGTTCCGGCGTTCGGATCGCTAACTGGGATGATATCTACCCGATCATCGAAGTCTTCGGCCACCAAAGGCTTGTCTTCTTGGTCATATGGGTACGATTCAGGCCCAAAATCACGAACAACGTTGGATAAAAGGCGTAATTCGCTACGCATAGAGGCATGCATCCGCGCTTGAACCGCACTCATCACCTTCATAGACCGCTCTAGTATCGCTAGAGTGGTGCCAACAGGTGCCTCAGCGTTCATATCCGCTGCTTTTACGTCTGCCGCCGAAGCAAAACGCCTTCCTTCCTCCACGATGTCGCCCATAAGCTGGTACAAAACCGTGCTTGGCTCTTTGTAAGGCAAGAAACTGATGTTTTCTTTGATTGATCCGCCCGGAACGTCCACATCTCGGAACTCACCAGGCATAATTGGGGTGTCATCACCCTTAATTCGTAGGCCTCGAGCCTTCAAACCACCTGGCAAGTTGGCAAGTGTGCCCGCATCGACCAGTTGGCGAAGCAAAGAAGTCGCAGATTTAGCCAATCCACCAATCATGTGGATCAAACCGAAGCCATAAAAGCCTAAACCGGGCATGTACTGGTAATGAACGAAGTGTTCGCGCTTCATTTTGCGCTCGTCAGTCTCATACCAGTTGCGGCGAATAGACAAAATCGTTCGAGAAGACAGGTCTATAGAGACTACATACGGCAACATAATGCCGGTAGGCTCTCCCTTGTTTGTATCCTCAAAGCCAACAAGGTCTAAATCGACATGCATCTCTAAGATTGTGTGCCGATAGTCCATGTCGTAGTTGGCGGAGTCACCCGTCAACTGATTGTACTTGCGCTCTATGTCATCGTAGTCGGGCGCTGGTGCTGGTAAATCAACATCCAGATAAAACCCCGCTACTTGCAGCTTGCGAACATCGTTCGCGCTACGCTTCATCACATGCGTAGAACGCTCGCATGTAGACAAATCAGAGGCACCGTAGCTGACCACAAAGTCTTCTGCCGGTACAAACATGCTGCAAGGTCTGCCCATGTTGGGGTCGTAATAAACCTTGCGAAACGCAGAACCTGCCAGCGGCAAAGAAAACAGCATACGTTCTGTTTCTGACCGATACTCGGTCATCTTTTCAGTCAGCAGGTAGTTAAGGTAATCCTGAACCCTGTTAGCCTGATTTTCTTTTTCTGAGTCGATAACACCAACAACGGATGTCTTTACAGGGCCGCCTGCCGGAAACAACTCTTGAATCGCTTGAGACTGGAACTTAATTACAGACTCTGTAAGAAGCGGGTGGAACACGCCGCAAGCACCATCCCAAGGAGTGGTGCGGTCTTCATGCTTCAAGCCAAGCAGGTCTAAGCCCTCAATATAGGTTCTTTCCCAATCAGAACGACTTTCTTTGTCAGCCTTGAAGGAGCCAACAAGATCAGATGCAATCTTGTAAAGATCGCCCTCATCAATAAATTCGGCCAGATTCGAGTCGTGCATTTCTGCACCCATCGGCCCCATTTCAGGGTCGAAGTCGATGATCATTCCACCGTCCTCGGTTTCTATAGATACCGAATCAGGATTAACAATCTCAATCTCTAGGTCAGGCTCGTCGCCTTGCCCAGCAGAGAATATCGACTCCGGCGTAGCCAAAGGGCGGTCAATAGCCATCTATCCGTTCTTCGTGAACTTTTGAGGTCGAGCGGCACCAGAACCACGAGCAACGGTGTTTCCTCCTTCTCTCATTTGCACTCTAGCAACACCGCCGTTAGCCATCATTTTCGGGCTAATCTTCATGCCACCAGTCTTGCCGCCAGCCATCATTTTGCCAACGCCGTCAGCAGCAAAAGCAGGAACCATCTCACCGCCCTTCTTGACCATAGGCATCTTGCCACCAGCTTTCATGCCTTTGGCCTTCATCTTGCCACCAGCCATATAGCCTTTGGCTTTCATCTTGCCACCAGCTTGGTAGCCTTTAGTCTTCTTTCTCATAGATCAATCCTCTGAGTAGAGATTATCGAATACCTGATTTACATCAAGCGTATAGTCCAAATCAGACTTACTGTAGTGAATATGCTGGGATGGCCTAAAGTCTGGGGCACCCTCGCCTGTTTCAAACCATGCCGGATGTGTCACTCTAACCCTATTGTTCGGCAAAGCAACGATATTTCCAGTCCACTTCCCAGCATCAAGAAGCTCCAAAACATGACTCTGCTTGTGTTGCGCTGGGTCATCGGCTATCTCGTTATCTGTGTAGTCAACAGTAAACATGTACTTTGCCGGATACATCTCGCCATCAATCTTAGCAAGCCAGGGACACGGCGTACAACGATCCAAGACATATACCGAATGCTCCCGCGAACTACAATCCCACGGTTGAGCGGCCCACGTCGGCATTGGCTCAGGCCATTCCTCTAGCGGGGTATCCGCTACCAAGCCTGTAATAGGCATCCTTGCCCACATCGCGCCGCCGTGTACGTTCGGCTCATCATCGTCATCGTAGGTCTCGGCTCCAGTGAATATCATCTGAAAGCTCAAGCTACGGCACGGCATTGTTGTTACAGCGACCGCCATCGCGTGTATGAACTCACCGTGATACTTGGCGTGGTTGTGGGTGTATTCCTTTCTTACCCAGCACTTGAAGTACGGGATATTGCTTTGCAGGAAAGCCATCAAACAGCGTCCTTATAAAATTGTTTTTCCCATTCCTTGTGCCGTTTTATCGGCTCTCTGAAATAGGTCATGTATCTTGCCAAATAGACGATCAAGTGGTTCAACCAACTGAGCGGTGCAGGCAGCGGTCTCATGTAGTCCATAAACAAAACAACCCTGTTACGGTCTGTCATGTTTACAGCTATGTGTTCGTAGGTGTCATCAAAGACTACTGCTTTGCCTTCTTCCCACCGATACTCTTGCTTGTTCACCACCAACACACAGCCTTTGCCTTCGGTTGGTATATCAAGACCTAGATGCACCCTGAGTATCCCACACCACGGGCCTTCGTGAGGCATCAACATCTTTCTTGGCCCGATCACTGAGAAGTAGGCAGATATCAGATTCTTCTCGGCGTCTATGATCTTCATTGTTTCAGGGAACTCTTGGCAGTTCCGATCAAAGCGGATCTTGCCTGCCTTCAAGAAAAACATCTTCCACTTGTCATCATTGGAAATGTATATCTGATCTGGGCTGATGGTCTGAAACGGCGCGAACTCATCTATACGGTTCCGCATCTTCTCGAACTCTGCCCTGATCACATCGTAGTTTTGTTCTAGAACAGCAGTGACAGGGAAGTCTGCGTTATCAAAAAACACACGATTTCCCTTCTTCGAGAACTTTCTGAACAATGGCCTAAAGGCTTTTTCAACAAGCCAGCCATTTACTTCAACCATACTTAAATGATCCTAGATCTGCCTCCAGCCCTAAGCTCTTCTGGCACCCTTACTGGAGCCTGTTTTGCTATCTCTTCTATTGGCATTGGGCTTCTTACCATTTGCTCTTTAGGTCTAGGCCCACGCGCTTCTGCCTCAGCTTGAGCAGCGGCTAGAGCTTGAGCCTCCATCTGAGCATACTCTTCGGGAAACATCTCAAACAAGAAATCGCTACGAAAGTTATCAACAGCTTCCGCAAAATCACTAGGGTCATCCAGATAACCTTCATCAAGATCTTTCAGATAATTACGCACCACTGGATTCATTTGCGGAGCTACAGTCTTTTCACCCCTCTCCTCAAGCATTTGCCTTGCGGTATCTACTAGCGCCCTTTCTTTGTCTTTTCTTTCCATCAGTAATAAGTTGCCCTTTTCGGATAGAACGGTTCGTCTTCTTCGTCTGAGTTTAGCCTCAAGAACCCGCCTTGCCGGAACCGGAGTAGTGCCTGTGTGGACGAATCCACAAGGTCATCGTGTTCACCAGCAGGAAACGAAGCAAACTCTTCGATCACCTCTTCGGCAAACCGTGTACCTGGTGCCCAAACAATGCCTGACGCGAACAGGTCTGACACTGCGTTGACCCTTGATATCTTGTCGTTACCCCTAGATGGGGTGTATTCACCGACAGGTATACCCATAGCCCGTAATTCAAAGATTAGCGGCATACCAGCAGCTTTGGCTTCCACAATACACGCATCGGGTTGCCAGTCTGTATAGAACTCTAAAGCAGTCTTTTTCAACTCAGGGAACTCTAGCCGCTCTTTGTACGCATCCAACAGGATGATATTCGGCTGCATCAACCCTTCATCATCGGGCTTATAGAAAACGCCCCACGTTGTACACGCCGAGAAGTCAGAACGCTGCGTCTTTAAGAACGCCGTATCCCAAGACTGAATGATAAACTCACACGCTGGTGGGGTATCGCTTTCCCACTCCCGCCACCACTCCCGCTTTACAAGGGCACCTTCTTCAGAAGACGGGTTCTGCTGATATTGAGCATTCCACTTAGGAGACGGTAATTCGTTGCGTAGCGATGTAAGCTCTTCAATAGACCAAAACTCAGGCCATAAAGCGTTGCCGGAAGGCATGATTGCGGGGAACTCAATGACTTCCCACTCATCTGTGCCAGCACGTTGAACCGATGATTTTACAATCTGGCCGGTCAAATCCCGTTTGTGCCATCGTGTCATTACTACAATGATCGCACCGCCAGGCTGTAATCGCTGTCTAGGCCCAGAGGTATACCACTCATAAACCCGATCAAAGACACCTGCGTCGGCACTCTGGCCCTCCTGCTCTGAGTGTGGGTCATCAATAATCAGCAGGTCTGCACCCTTACCCGTTACAGCACCGCCAACACCGATAGCGAAGTATTCACCATTCTTGCTGGTACTCCAGCGTCCTGCTGCCTTGGAATCAGACCGTAAACCCAGATTCGGGAACACTGTCTTATAGTCCTCGCTATCCACAAGGTTACGAACCTTACGACCGAAACCCACAGATAGTTCTGCGGTATGTGCCGTCTGGATAATCTTTTTCTCAGGATACTTGCCCAAAAACCAAGCGGGCAACAGATAGGACGCAAACTCTGACTTAGTATGCCTCGGCGGCATGTTAATGATCAGACGCTTTAACTCACCATTAGCAACCCGCTCAAAGGCGTTTGCCATGATCTTGTGGTGCCGTCCTTCAATGAAAGCAGGCCACACATAGTTAACAAATCCCATGAACTCTTCACGGGCACGTTCTTTCTTCTCTGCGTCTTCTAAAGACTCAAGAAGATCTAGAATCTCTTTCTGATCCTCTATCGGAAGATCGGGTATGGACTCTAGCAGTTTAGGATCAATCTTATTTGGCATAAAACGAGAACGTTATCCAATGAGAACGTTCTCATTGAGAACGCTGTCTGAGATTGCTTACTAGGCAACCAACCCCAAAGGTTGCCTTAGACTGTTATCTAGAACGTACTCTGTGAGAACGTTCTCGAAAACTCTTGTGATGTTAGCACATTGATGGACTTGACAAGATAAGTCAACAAATAACCCAAAATTTTTTAGAAATTTTTTTCGGGCTAGGGACTCCTGGAGTAATTCCCTGAAAATAAAGGGACGTGGTGCGTGGTACACCTAGTTTGTCAGAAAAATAGGTAATCGTTTGAGCGTTTCACTATGTATATAGACGTGGGTACGCGCTGGCTCCTAGGGGGGGTGGGGGTGGCACCAGGCGCTCGAGCACGTCAGAAAAACACGCGGCCCTTTCACCAACGGTTGTGGTTCGTGGTGCGTATTACGTTAACGGTTAGCCTTAGTGCAACGGCTCGCCGTCTTGCTCTGATTCCGATGCCACTGCCAGCCGTCGTTTGATCTCAGCCGCGACCTCATCAGCAGTTCGCTCTGTCGTGACCTGCTCCACTTTGTCGCTGAACAATGCGACCGTCCGGCCTAGCAATTGCGCCGCAGTCAATTGTGCTTGTGTTGGCTCATCGCCGGTCGTGGGATCAATGCCATCCTCAGTCCAACGTCGAAGCTTGCTCACGACAAGCTCTCTGTCAGTGACCGCTTTGCGGGATATTGCCCGATGCTTTTGCTCTGTGATCTGCTCCAACCTTGTACTTATCTGGGGGTTCTTCATCAGCCGAGACCCCTCGCTATGCGCCGTCGAATCCTTTCCCGTTGCGTTGTAAGCCTCACGGTAGGCATCCGCATATGTCTTACCCCCAGCGACTAACTGAGCGAACCGCTCCTGCTTTGGTGTGAGTTTATCTGCCATGACCACGTCCCAATCAAAACGCCATTGTCATTTGCCTATATAGGCGCATCAAACCCACAGCCCACACACCATAGACCACGTCTATCATTAGACCTGCTTTAATAGAAACAAATGCAGTACTCATTGTTCGTGGTACGCTTGACATGGTATCCCCCAACCCTGAGGATCAGCTCATCACTTAAACAGGGAGTCCGACATGATCGCAACCGCAACCACCACCGCCAAGGCCACTGCTCGTGCAGTGCGTATTTGGATCGAAGGCGCGAAGCTCACCGCAGCGGGGTTCACTCCCGACACTGCCTACGTCATCAACTCAAGGCTACGGGCTGACGCCTTGGTCTTGATGGTTGACGCCAACGGTGACCGCCGAGTGACCAAGGCCACCCGTAATGGCAAGGCTCGCCCGATCATTGATCTGCACTCAAAGGATGTCGCAGCAATGTTCCCAGCGGGAACCAAAGTGCGAGTCGAATATCACCCCAACCAAATCATTTTCACGAAGGAGTCCTAGCATGAACGCAACCTATACCCAAGGCGACGGTAAGTGGCACGGAGAGTACATGGCGATGGTTAAGACCATGCCCACCGATTCGCTGCGCTATGTGATCCAAGACTGCCGCAACGCCATCGAAGCATTGCCTGAGAATCCCAAGTGCGAGCAGTACATGGACGAGATCCACTACTGCGCCACAGAGTTGCGTTTCCGCAACGAAGCAGCAGCCCCCCATGATGACGCCGTCACTGCACAGATGGCATTGCATCAATTGATATGTGAAAACCCAACGCACCGTCACATCGCCGCAGCGCGAGACCAGTTCGATATTGCAGAGCAAGCATACGATGTCGCCGACTATGCGCGGTGCTCCGACGCTTGCCATGTTGGGCTTTCAGTGCTGGAGGTGAAGTAATGCGGTTACTCGCAGACATTCTGTTTGGGCTGGGCATGCTGGCAGTGTCGCTACTGCTGATCACGTCAGGACTGTTCCTGACTCACGCCTACTACATTTCACCTGAGGGAGCACATTGGATTTTTTCCTTCACCGCTCCCGCATTCATCCTGCAAGGCTACGGCATGGTCGTGGTCTGGGTTCTACAAATACGAGGAGACATCTAATGGAAACAATCGAAACATATCGCGTGATTGAGGGCGAACGTAGCCTTACGTTCACAAACAAGTTTGACGCGCTGCGCTGGGCAGTGCGCTCTGAGGGCATGACTGAGTTGTCACTGTGGCATCACACTGGCGAGCGGTTAGCTAACGGCTTTGCCTACAAGGGCGAGGGCAGCCTCAAGGTGGTGGATCGCGTCGTGCTAAACGCTAACGCAGATCACCCGTGGCTAACGCTGCACCCTGAGACTTGGGTGGAGTTGTACAGCGTAGTGGCGGAAGACCTTGCCCGTGCTGACGGCGTCACCCTAGAGGCGTGGGTGTGCCCCAATGGCGACACGCACTACACCGACAAAGGGCA